GAGTACTATTTTAATTCAAAGTACTATAGGTGGTTCAACAGTTGTATTTAATGATCAATACTACTTTAAAGTAATAAATGGATAATGGCTGTTATAACTTTATTTAAACCCGTATATGATAAAAACCAATATCAAAAGGTAATTGATACTTCTTTTACACAATTGGTTCAACCAACATCATCTTTAAATATTGTTGCTCCTACTATATCTACAGCTGAATTTTTTCAAAATTATCAACAAATATTTTTTCAAATACCTAAATTTGGAGAAACAAATTCTCATGAGTATCTTATAAAAACCAGTCAAGAATATATTGGATCTTCTTCAACAACAGATGATACCATCCAAGCATTGATAGATGAAATAACTCAGTTAAGACAAGAAAATTTAGATTTACAACAACAACTAATATCTGGAAGCATATAAAATGGCTGAAATAATAAACATATTACCCCTTAATCCAAATAATTTTGAATTTCAAGAATATTCTTCAAATGATTTAAATTTAATTGTATCTACAGAAGTAGAAACATCTTTTGATCCTACCACAGACTATATTGAATATTATGTTTATGATTTAGGAGGAAATATTATAGTTTCTAATATATTTGGTTTTCCTGGATATAAATTAATTGATAATCAAGTATCAATAGACCCCGTAGCTGATTTAGCTGCTTATGGTTATGAACAAGGTTCCTATAATACTTTATATAATTTTCTTAAAAGAAAACTAGGATCAAACCCATTATCTACTTATTACATTGATGAAATTAGTTCGGATAGAACTGAAATTAGGTTAAATACTACTGAAATACCAAATATAGATGTTGTAGCTTTAACTAATGATTTTATTAATGAAATCCAAACCGCACCATTAGGATATGTAGATTTTTATTTAGATTTTGGAGATAATCAGTTAATTATTGCTAATAATATCTTATTAGATAATACAAATGTTGATGATCCTACTATTTTAATTAAATTATATGAACCACTCCCAGAACAATTTACATTAAAAACTCAATGTTGGGTTGTTCAACAAATAGCTAATTCTTTAGCATATAATATTTCTATTACTCCTACTTTTAGTGATATAGGAGATAATATATATATTAATCGTCCCAATTTCAATTTATCTGTAAGTGATACTATAAATAACTCTACAGATTATACTAACTATACAAATTTAACCTCCACTACCTCTTCATATGCTCAAGGGACAGGAAGTTTACAATATCAATTAAATAATTTATTAGCCCAAAAAGGATTATCAATTAATATTGATTATTCTGATTATAGTAATTTTATACATTTTTCTTCGGCTCAAACAAGACTTGAAAATTTTTATTATAAATTACAATTATTAGAACAATATACTTATAGTGCTAGTTTTTCTAATAGTTCGTCAAGTGGATCTTATTATGTTTCTTCAAGTAATATAGTATGGCAAGCTAAAATAGATGAAATAATTACTACTTTTGATCCTTACGAATATTATTTGTATTATACTTCTGCCTCTACAGCTTGGCCTAAAACAGGTAATACACCCCCATATACTAATTTTTCTACTACATCAACTAGTGGTTCTCAATGGTTTGTTTCTCAATCACTTGTAGCCGAAGAATATGATCTTGAAAATAATAATGCTTTAACATTAGCTATTCCTTCATATATTTTAGATAATTCAGACAATTATGATTTTGAATTATTTGTTGAAATGATTGGACAAAGTTTTGATAGTATTTTTATATATTTACAGGATGTTACTAACAAATATAATGCTGATAACAGATTAAATTATGGTGTATCTAAAGATTTAGTTGCTGATATATTAAGGGATATGGGTGTAAAAATTTATCAAAATAATTTTTCATCAAATGATCTTTATCAAGCATTAATTGGTATAACCCCATCTGGTAGTTTATTTAATTTACCATTTACCACTACTCAATTCCCAGTTCCTACAGGTTCATTTCTTGATTATATAACAACATATGTTACCTCTTCTGCTACTTCTTCATTAGTTCCTACTGATGATATAAATAAAGAAAGATATAAACGTATATATCATAATTTACCTTTATTACTTAAGAAAAAAGGTTCAGTAGCAGGTTTAAGGGATTTAATTACTACTTTTGGTATTACTGACACTATTTTAAGAATTAATGAGTTTGGAGGTAAAGATAAAGATATAAATTCTTTTGATAATTGGCAAAATCAATTTAATTATGCTTTTTATACAAGTGGATCTTCTTATATTAGTTCCTCATTTGTATTAAATTCTACTTGGGGGGCTACAAGTGATAATCCACAATCTGTAGAACTTAGATTTAAAACAGATGGATTACCCCAAAATACAGCTAGTGTTGCCTCTCAAAGTTTATGGCAAACAAATCAAAATGTAAGTTTAATTCTTAAATATACTGGTTCAGGATATATAAGTGGTTCATACTCAGGTTCAATAATAGATCTAGAATATCAATATGCTAAATTAGATTTTACCCCAGACCCAACAACCCCAAACAATACAGCAAGCGTATATTTACCCTTTTATAATAAGGGTTGGTGGTCTGTTTTAATAAATAAAAGTGGAAATAATTATATATTATATGCCAAAAATAAAAATTATGATGGTGAGGACGGAAATGTTATAAGTTTTGAAGCATCATCTTCTGTAACCTCATCTGCTACTTCTTGGAATAATAGCACTCAAGCTTATTTTGGTATATCTTCCTCATTATCAGGTAAAGTATTTACGGGTTCATTACAAGAAATTAGGTATTATACACAACCTATATCTGAGGATAATTTTGATGCTTATGTAATGAACCCTTGTTCTATTGAATCCAGTGAATATTTAGCTTTTAGAGCGGCTTTAGGGGGTGAATTATATACTGCCTCTATTTCTATTCATCCTAAAATAACAGGTTCTTGGGTTACTACTTCTTCATTCGCCTCTAATAGTAATTTTTTCACAAGCTCAGGGGGTGAATATATTAATAATACTGAGGTATTCTATTTTGACCAAGTTCCAGCAGGTATTCAAAATGCTATTTCTCAAAAAATAAAACAACAAAATATTGTTTTACCTTATAGTAGTAGTAATTCAAATATTCCTAATGCTGATGTATTATCTCCTTTTGTTTCAATTCAACAATTTCCTTCAGTAAGTTCTAGTTATACAAAAGATATTGATTATGTTGAAATTGGTTTTTCACCACAGAACGAAATAAATGAAGATATAAACTCTCAAATAGGTTATTTTAATTTAGGAGAGGTAATTGGAGATCCTAGATTTCAATCTTCCTCTTTAGATACCTATCCTGATTTAGATGCTATAAGAGATTCATATTTTGAAAAATATGTTTCAAATTACCAAGAATTAGATTATATTAGATTAATTGAATTTTTTGATAATTCATTATTTAAAATGCTTGCTGATTTTGTTCCCGCAAGAACAAGTTTAGCATCGGGTATAATAATTAAAAATACATTATTAGATAGAAATAGATATAGAACTCCCCAAGCAACAACCTCTGCCTCTATTGCTTTTGTAGGTAGTGGTTCTACTAATATTCCTTACGTAGTCGAAGACCAAACAATTACGGGTTCAATTGATGTAGGAACCACAGAAGGTTCAAACGGAGGTTCAATGCCTGAATTATTTGGGCAAACATCCTCAGTATACACATATCCAGGTGCTGTTAATATAGACCAAGTATGGTATGGTTCAACACCATCATTAAGTGGTTCAGTTCCTTTTACATCATCTGCTCAAGAAGAATTTTTTAATGGCCAATTAAGTGGTTCTAATATAGTAGTAACTAATGGAGATTTAAGTGATTGTAATGTGGAAATAGTTCAAGTTTATACTACTGCTTCTTTAGGAACTTTATTAAATCCAGCATTTGTTTTTACTGATACTCATCCTGATTTTGATTTTAATTTTGATAAAACCTATTATATTTCCTTTACAGAAAATAATTTAGGTGGCACAGGAGCAGGGGGGGTTAGATTACAAGATAATGCTGGAAATATTTATTATATTAATTCTACCCTAGGAAATGGAATTTCAAACACAATTAATCAGTTAGAATTAAAACAAGTAATAACCCCCTTATATTTTTATGCGGAAAACGTTGCTACATTAACAGCAACTAATATTACCATATTTGAATCATATATTGAACCAGATTGTTTAGTAATACAAAATGATGCTCAAGTAAATAGACCTAGTTCTAAATATATGGACGTTGATTTTACTACTAATGCTATAACGGCGGTAAATGAACAAGCTATTTTAAGTGGTAGTGCTACTCGAGCAACAGTTCCTGATTCTAATTACACCACAGCTCGTATTATTAATCCAAGATATAATGGTTCTCGTTCTACTTCAGCAGGATTTAATTTACCGGCTACTACTGGAAGCACAATAGGTCAAATACCTAATGTTGAACAATTAACTTCATTTTTTGCTTATACTCCTGGTGGATTTGGAAATACATTAGCTACGAGATCGGGTAGTGGTAATTATGTAATAGGATTTTTAGTTGATGAAATAGGTACTGTATATAAACCTGAAACCTCTGGTTCACCATATTTACCTAATTTTATAGATGCTTTTGGTGCTGATTCTTCTGTAGTATTATCCCCAACAAATAATTCACGATTAACTCAACCTCAATTTACTGTATATAAACCAGCAGTATTAGGGGAAACAATATTATATTCGGATACTGGTTCTTTAGGAACAGATCATTTAGTTAGTGGTTCTTATTCTAGTTTAACTTTTAATATTGTTCCTGGATTATATACTCAACCTTATGGATTTGATGCTTTAGGTTCAGGACCAAACCCCACAGTAGGAACTACTATCACTGCTAGCTTTACAGCTATTACGGACCAAGCAAGTGGATTTAATAATATAACAAACGTTTATACTGTTCAAAATACATCACCAGTAAGAGCTGCTTTTAGTGCCTCTTTTGATGTTGAAAATATAGGTGCGGTAAATACACAAGTCACAGTTAGATTATTGGAAAATAATAATATAATAGCTCAAAAAATTCAAACAGCATTAGCTCCTGGAGTTCCCATAACATTAGAAATAACATCAAGTGTATTTCTTAATTCTGGATCACAATATTATACAACAGTAGGAACAACAGCCGCAAATATAACTGTAGATACTAATACATGGACTATTGATCCTATATTAAATAATGTTACTGTTAATAAACCTTATTTTACTACAGGTAGTACTATCACCTCTGTATTAACTTCAAGTGCTACTTTAGGAGTTTTATATGGTTCTTACCAACAAACACCAATAACGGGTAGTGGATTTAACGCTCCCCCAGTTTTATCTTTTCAACCATATGATGAAATTAGATTTGAAGGAAATGAAAATTTAGTTAGTTTAGTTTCATCTGCTTCATTTAATCAAAGTACAGGTTTATTTCATATATTTTTAGTTAATCCAGTAGATACAACAGCTATTGATGTTAATTATTTTGCTATTAGAAGATGGATACCTTCAATAAATAATTTAATAATTAATAGTCCTGGAACATTAATAGGACCCGGATTAATCCTTCCATCGCATCCTTCTCCATTACTTCAACAAAATTTACCATCGATAGTAGAAAATCTTATAAATAAAGGATTAATTTCTACAACATAATTGAAATTTAATATATTTATAATAAAATAAAATAAAAACATGGGATATTTAAATAATACCGTAGTAACAGTAGACGCAATCTTAACGGATGTAGGACGTCAATTACTTGCTCAACAAAATGGTCAATTTCAAATTACACAATTTGCCTTAGCAGATGATGAAATTGATTATACGCTTTACAATCCTAATAATCCATCAGGTTCTGCTTATTATGGTCAAGCAATTGAAAATATGCCTTTATTAGAGGCATTTCCTCAAGCTACTCAAACCATGAAATATAAGTTAGTAACTTTACCTCGTGGAACAGCAAAAATGCCTATTTTAGATATTGGATATTCTAATATTATTTTAAAACAAGGTGCTTCATTAGCAATTACCCCTCAAACATTAAATTATTTAGGTGGTAATACATTTGAAACAGCAGGTTACACAGCTACTATCTCAGATATTAGATTATTTAATACATTTGAAGGAGTAGGTATTAATACTCCTGATGTAACTGCTTTAAATTTAGCTAATCAAACCACAACTATTGGTACTTCAGTATCAAGAACTGTAGTAGGTACTACAATTAATATGACGGCAACAACTATCAATACATTATTTGGTTCGAATACTCAACTACAAGCATCATTAACTATTGAGGGTAGAGATAGCGGAGCCCGTTTAACAATTCCAGTAACAATAACTAAAGTTTAATAATTATATAAAAACATGTCATTTAAAAGATTAGAAGCTGATGATTTTTTAGTAAGTTCGGATGCTATATCCTCTACGTGTTGGACTAATGATAGTCCTACATTAACAACATTTTTTACTTCATCTGTACAGGAAAATGGAAGTTCAGGTGATTATTATTTAAACGTATTTGATGCCGCCACTACTCAATCTGTTCAGTTTGCTATTGCTTATGGCAATGCTAATGGTAGTGGAAGTGCTAATTATAACAACGCTGTAAATGGATTATCCCCAACCTCAACTATTTTTGGGCAATGGCAAGATTTAACTATAGGTGATGAAAATACAAATTTTATATTTGGTACTATTACATCTTCTGAATTTTTTGCTTTACCTATTGAACGAGCAGCTTATAAAGAATCTTTATTTTTAGGTTCATTAACTTTAAACCTATCAGGAAGTTCAGGATCAATTAAATTAACAGATAATAGTAATTATGTATCTTCAGTAGTTTTTGGAGCCGCAGGACGTGTATTTCAATTAATTACAGGTTCAGCGGGTGTAAGAGCAACAATTTCTTCAAGAAATACTTCTGATGGTTATTCTGCTAATTCAGGTTCTTATGGTTGGTTACTACCAGATATTGGAACTATTATTTTAAATCCTTTAGCATTAGCCGATTTTGCGGTAAGTGGAGGAATTGGTCTTCAATATAGTGGTTCGGCTACTGCTTCTGCTGCTCCCAATGTTAGTCCTAATACATCATTATTTAAAGCTATTACTGGTTCAGGAGCAACTTTTACCTTAAATTCTCAAGAAACTATAGTTTCAGATTATGTATTCGTAAGACCTAGAAGCTCAGAATTTAATTACTCAGAAAACCCTTCATTTATTTCGGGTTCAACAGGTGAAGTATTATATTCTAATTTTATTAATAATCCTCAAGTATACATTACAACTATAGGTTTATACAATGATACAAATGAATTATTAGCAGTAGCTAAATTATCACGACCATTGTTAAAAGATTTTACCAAAGAAGCTCTTGTTAGAGTTAAACTTGATTTCTAAAATGAATGGGTGCTTACAAACAATTTTTAGCGTCGGATATAGTAATTACTCCGCTTGAATTAAATAAATCGTTTAATTTTGAGGGGGCATCCGCGTTAACTAGTTCTGTTGTTAGTATTGATAGATATTTAGGTTTAAATTCAAGTTCGTTATTTAATCCTTTAACAGATCCTACAACAGGAGAAATTACTACTCAATATCAAAGATTAGTTTATAATTCTATTAAACAACTTTATTATTCTAATTATTTAAATGATACTGCTAGTTATGGATCACCTGTAGTTACTGCGAGTTTAGTACCAGGTAGTGATCCTTCAGGTAATGTATTAGTAGGTACTACCTCCTCAGCAGGTAGATATTATAATTATCCACAAACAGATTTAACATTTGCTCATTATTTTCCTATTTCTTCTGGTTCTACAATAGGGGTAATGTCTATACCTGCGGGTTTATTTGGAAATTACATCCAACCAAATTCATTTAAATGGATAGCACCAAGTGGTTCTATTTATGATGATGGACAAGGTAATTTAATATTTTCTTCATCACAACAAATTTGTGGAAACATATTTTATGGACATGGTATTGCGGTAATTACTAGTGATTCTCAACCCCAAGGAGATACTTATGGAACAGCTATTTATGGAAGTTCACTTTATGGATTATCAGATATATCAGTAATTGAAAATTTTATAACCGCCTCTAATGTAACTTGTTCATTTTCATCTTCTTTAACCATTTATGAAACTCAATATAAATGTACTGCTAGAGAAAATGAATTTAGTTTTAGTCAAAACCCAACCATTTTATCTGGTTCTAATAATGATATTCTTTATGATTTTGCTACTGGTTCCTATTTTTCCCCTTACGTAACTACTATTGGATTATATAATGAACAACAGCAATTATTAGCAATAGGAAAATTAGCTCAACCTTTACCTTTATCAGCAACAACAGACACAACAATACTTATAAACATAGATAGATAAATTATGTGGTTATACAATGAACAAGTTATTAGCTCAATTGAGGATATGCCTCAAGGAACATTCGGTTTTATATACATTACTACTCACAATTCAAGTGGGATATCGTATATTGGAAAAAAATCGCTATATCACAACGTTAAACGTAAATTAACCAAAAAAGAACTGGCCGAGCATACCGGAAGAGGACGTAAACCCACAACCGAGGTAGTTCAAAAGGAATCTGATTGGAAAACCTATTATGGCTCTGCTAAACCTATTTTAGAACTCATAAAAGGAGGTAAACAAGAGGACTTTACCCGTGAGATCATACAGTTTGTTTTTAATAAAAAACTTCTTACTTACTATGAATGTAAGTATTTATTTAAATATGGGGTATTAGAACATCCCTTAGAATATTTTAATGACAATATTCTTGGAAAGTTCTCT